TTGTTGTATTAAAGGGGGCAGGTTTACACTTGCCCCTTTTTCAAATAAAGTCAATGATCTATCTTCAAACAAATACACCAGACCAACAAGTGTTCTTATCACTTGACGAAGCACGGCAATACTTTGCCACGCCATTCACTAACTACCTTTTAATCTTAACGCACGAAGAGAATAGCACCACGGGCAATGACCTTGCACAGGTTGCTACCATTGTTAACGAGAACGTGCGCATAACGGAACTTGAAATTACAACGGTTGGCCTTACATTAGCAGGCAGATACAGGTATGAAGTATACGGACAAAATTCTGCAAGCAATACTGACCCGACAAGTGGTCTTGTTATTGGTTTGTGCCAGCGTGGATATGCTGTATTGAATCAGAATACAACGTGGTTTGATGTGCCTGTAGTAACCATACCAAATGACATCATCTATGAACCATAACGAATCGAATATAGTATCATTGAAGCTTAGTGAATACGTTGCTAAGTCGGATGCGGAAAAAGTAGACCGCAAAGGTTGGGTAAACTACGGTGACCAAAACGACTTTCCACAATACCTGCGCGACCTTGCGCATGAATCACCCGTACATGGTAGTTTGGTTGTTGCCATTGGTGACATGATAGCCGGGAAGGGTATTCAGTCGGAGCAATACCAAGCAGAACTTGATGCACTTAAAATTGATAGCCTAACCTATGCCTGTGCGCATGACTTAAAGTTGTTTGGTGGTTTCTACATCGAAGTAATTTGGAGCAATGACCGCACGGTGATTAGCAAGCTAAACGCAATACCATTTGAAGAATGCCGCATTGCAGTGAATCAGGATGACGATAGCGAAATAGGAATCTTCCATAGCTACGATTGGAGCAACACACGAAAGAAACGCAACACGCCTGAGTTCATTCCCAAGTATAACTACTTGACACGCGAACAAGAGCCACGACAAATCTATTGGTGCTTCACATACACCGGTTCGGATGTGTACCCACGCCCTGACTACTGGAGCGCGATTAACTACATCGAGTTAGACAAGCAGATTTCAATCTTCCATATCAACCAAATTTCGAACGGTCTTTTCCCATCGACCATTATCAACTTCTACAACGGGCAGGCAACGCCAGAGCAGAAGCAGCAGATGATGATGGATTGGGAGAATAAGATGAGTGGCGCACGCAATGCCGGCAAGGTTGTGATGTTTTTCAATGAGCGCGATCAACCTAAGACCGAGATTACACCATTCCCCGTTAATGATGCGGACAAGCAGTATCAATTGATGGATACAACCGCAACGCAGAAGATTATTACTGCGCATCGTGTTACTACACCACTTCTTTTTGGTATTCGCGATACAGGTGGTGGCTTTGGTAGCAACAAAGATGAAATGGCGGTAGGTCTTGAGATATTCAACAAGCAAGTTGTTGAGCCATATCAGGCTAAAATTGATAAAAGTCTTGAGGAACTATTGAGCAATCAAATGCCCGGTGTCGCTTTTGAAATCGTACCAAATACACCATTAGCTGTAGAACAAGTAAAAACGCCTGTTGCGGTAACCGAAACGATTGTTGAACCTGCACCTGCGGCTTTAACTGCGGAACAAATCACACAAATTGTTCAAACCGTTCTTTCCGCTACGTTGCCACATCTTGCAGACGAAAAAAAAAAAGATGATAGCACGGTAGGCGATGCGCTTATCGCATTAGGCGAAGACTGGAAAGAAGAATGGCTGCTCATCGATGCCTACAACGCAGATGAAGAAATCGAACACGAATTTGCAGTGCGCACAGGGGCGGCACGACCTGCGGCAAAGAGCGAACAAGACGCGATTATCGATGGCAAATACTTTATTACACGTTATGTGTACGCAGGCAGTTTTACCCATGATAATATGCGCCCATTCTGCAAGAAGATGATTGAGGCAGGCAAGCTATATCGCAAAGAAGACATCGTGTCGATGGAGAACGTAGCAGTCAATCCCGGATGGGGCCCGAATGGAGTGGACACATACGACATTTGGTTCTACAAAGGCGGTGGTAACTGCCGACATTTTTGGGAAAAGCGTGTGTATGTAGATGCGAAAGGCGCGAAGATTAATCCTAACGACCCTGATGCAAAGCGAATAGCTGTTGCACTTGCTGAGCGCATGGGTTATAAAGTGCGAAACAATTCACTTGTTGCAAAGCTTCCTGAGGACATGCCTTATAATGGCTTTCTACCAACCAATCCAATTTACGGCAATCAATAATTACAACTATGGCAGAGGTACTACTAATATCAGAGAACTATATCAAGAAATACACCACCATCAACGGAGCGGTTGACCCTAACTTGCTATATCCTTCCGTGTATTTGGCGCAGGATAAATGGCTGCTTCCCTTTTTGGGAACTAATCTGCTGAACAAGATTAAGGATGATGTAGCCAACAACACAATCGCAGGCAACTATCAAGTATTACTTGAGGATTACATTCAAAAGTGTTTGCTTTGGTGGGTAATGGTGGATGTAACGCCTAACCTATGCTATCGCATGGACAACGGCACGCTCGTTCAGCGCCAATCTGAAGACACTATACCTGTTTCGGATGTGGTGATGAAGGACATGATAGATCGTGCAAGACAAAACGCTGAACACTACACGACATTGCTTGTCGATTACCTGTGCGCTAACTCAAGTTTATTCCCTGAATACTCCACAAGCACTTGGCCTGAGCGTTCACCACGCACGGATGTGACCAACACGCTTAACTACCAGTTCAGCACCGGCAACACGGCAACATCTTTTCGTCCTACCTACTCGCGTAACATCATTAATCGTATACCATGAGTGATAAGAAGACTTTGAAACAAGATTACACCGAGCGTTTGCGCAAGTATGAGCGCGAGCTGCAATTAAAACTCAGAGCCAATGGCAAACAAGAAGCAACAACCACAGGAAAAAAGTAGCACGTTAAAGTCACTGCGCTACAAGCTGCAGTTGATAGATGGGCTGTGGTCGATACCACTTGCCTTCTTAGTGTTTGCACTATCAGGCACGATGTCCGTTGCCTACTTTAACGACGCAATCATTAGCACCGAATACATACAGTATATTGTATTGGCTGCACTTGTTATGGTCTTCGCAAACTTCGTAGTTTTTTTGGGCATCAGATTCAATTTTCGGGCATTGCAACGCGAGATATACAACAAGGAAGTCAAGTATGAAATAAACACCTATCTAACGACATGGCAAAAGGTTGTCTTATACCTGCTCTTATATGCATTCTACTTTGCTGCCTACCTGTACATCTTACACATGCTGATGACGGTTACTGCGTAAGGGCAACCGCTGCATCGTTTGTTGGTGTAAGAGAAAAGGGCGGCAACAATAGAGGCTTTGATGACATGGCTCTGCTTGTGCTAATGAAGCAACAAGGTTGGAAGCCCGGCTATGCATGGTGCAGTTTCTTTGTTATGGCTATGCTTGACGAGTGCGGCATACCTAACACCATCACAGGTTGGTCACCTACCGCATACAATCGCAAGGATGTAATTTTTACCGATGGAAAGTTCGTGCAAGCATTCAGCGATAAGGATGCACTGGTGATGACGTTAAGCTATAACAGCTTTAAAGGTAAAAGATACAAGGGCATAGGGCACACGGGCATAGTTGACAAGGTAGGCAAGTATTCAGTGCGCACCATTGAAGGCAACACCAATGAGCAGGGCATGAGAGATAGTCGCACACGCGATGGGGTGTACTATAAGATTCGCCCACTAACCAAAAACTTACACATAACACGATGGAAGAAAACAAGCTAAGAAACACGGTACTAATCGCAGCGGTTGCAGCGGTTGTGTTAATTATGATTATTGTTGGTGTTAAATCCTGCAAGGAAAAGGAAGACCCTGCTATTGAACGGCTGCAAAGCATTAACGATTCACTTTATCAAATCATTGAAACCAACAACAGCAAAACTGATAGTCTTTTTTTGAAGATAGACAGTCTTCAAATCCATCAAGACACCATCATCCAACAGCAACAAATCACCAATGAAATTTACCGCAATGAAACTTACAACATTCTTTCTGCTACTCCTGCTAATGCCACTGCTCAGTTTCGCGCAACGCTCAAAAAGTCGGATAGCCTACTCAAAGCAGGATTTTACACCAGAACTTACAACCTACGATCTGCAACTTTTCAATCTCAACTACAATAGCATGATGTATTGGTACGGCACGGCTATGGAAATCGATAGCTTGTACCAACTTGAAAGATTAAAAACTACTTATTACGCTAAGATAACAGGCATTCAGGCGCAGAGTTATGAAACACTCGCTGAAATCTATGCGAATAAGCAGGCCATTGAAAAGGCTATTGCCACTGAGAAGGACAACGAAATAAAGGATTTGAAAAAGAAGAACAGGCGGTTAATAATTACTAACACAGCACTCACTTTAGGTATCACAGCGGTAGCAGTTTCTACTATATATTTTGCAATACTATAATCATGGACTTTCAACCTCGAGATTTAATCACAATAATTGGTGGAGCAGTATCGCTCACTGGCTTGTACTACGCACTTAAGCGCGATGTGGTCAAAGTATCAAGTGCATTAGGCAAAGTTGAATCGTATCATAAAAGAGAAGTTACTATGCTATCCGAATCAATTAAAGACACGAAGGATGAGTTCAACACCAAACTCAACACCATGAAAGAAGAACAAAACAAAGCCATTGATAAGCTTGAAAAAAAGATTGATGTGATTGCTTCACAAAATTTGAGCATCAGCACCAATCTTGCGGAGTTAGCCGGGTACATCCGTGGCACTAAATAACACTACATGCAAGGTCAACATGCGGAAATCTACAAAGAGATACATGCAGGCACAGGTACAATAGCAGACCGCATCCGTGCGGCTATGGTTAAGCATGGCATCACAATGCAATACAGCTCGTTTGAGCGATTGTATTATGCATGGCGCAAGTATCATAAGCTAAAGGCAGAACAGCCCGTTAAAACGCAGCCTAAAGGCAACCTGTCTAAGTTATCTGCTGACCTTAATCAGTTCAATAGTCTTCTCGCAGAGTTAGCGCCCGAAACGAGCAACCCGCTCGACCTTCCACCATCGCAAGAGAGCGATTACAAACCATTCAAACTACCGACTAATCACAACGACATCCTGCTCTTGTCGGATATTCACGTGCCGTACCATAACATTCAGGCATTAACACTTGCGCTGAAGTATGGACTGGAGCATGAAGTGAATACTATCCTGCTCAATGGTGACATCATAGACTTCTATGCGATAAGCAGATTTGAAAAAGACCCACGCAAAAGAAACTTTGGGCATGAGGTATTGATGACACGGCAGTTTCTTGCAACCCTACGCAAGCTATTTCCAAATGCCGCGATCTATTACAAGTGTGGTAACCACGATGTGCGCTATGACCACTACATCATGCGCAATGCTCCTGACCTTTTGGGTATGGATGAGTTCAACTTTGAAAGTTTGATGAAGCTTGATGAGTTAAACATTACGTTTATTCCTGACAAGCAGATAATCCATGCCGGTAACTTAACGATATTGCACGGGCATGAGTTAGGCGCATCGGTATTCAGTCCCGTAAACATCGCACGTGGTTTGTTCTTGCGTGCTAAATCGGATGCATTGTGCGGTCACCATCATCAGGCGAGTGAACACAGCGAGCCGAACATCAAAGGAAAGCTTACAACTTGTTGGAGTGTGGCGTGCCTGTGCGAATTGCATCCTGATTACATGCCCATCAACAAGCACCACCACGGCTTTGCGCACGTGCGTGTCATGGACACGGGCGAGTTTGAAGTGAGCAACTACCGCATTGTCAATGGAAAGATTCGTTAAAGAAAAAGCCCCCACCGTTGTGAGGGCTTGTTCAATCAATAACGAAAAACAATGATGCGTATTATCACATAACCGTTGCAAATATAGCACATGGGTATTAAGCTTCCAAGTTGCTATCAGGTAAGGAATCCACAACTTGTATTTCTTTGGATATATTGCTATCAATAGGTGCAGCAATAATGCGTCCGCTACTAAGGATTAGAAATCTATTCATCAAGCAAGTCGTAGACTATTTTACCGAACTGCTCATATAGGACTTCTAATGCATCTTGCGTTGGCTCATCGTGATTGCCATACTTCACTTCATTACGCATCATGTTCATGATGTCTTTGAGCGCATCCTTGTAGCGGGCAGCATTCAGCGTGTAGCTGTATTCTACTTCGTCTTCGGGTAGATTAAAGGTTAGTGTTGCTTTCATCGTATTTTTTGATTTGGTTGCACAGGTCTCTTAGCGAGATTGCTATTATCCACAAAGGGATTGCTACAATTATTGCTGCTATCATATTACTTGGGTTTTATTTGGTTGTCCAGTTTCACCATCCCTGTACCCATCATTGTAAGAGTTATGGATGTGGTTCATTTCAATCGTTTGCACTGCGTTCAATAGCCCTTCCATTTCAGCCCATGTCATTTTGATAGCTTGACCTTTGAACCTGCGCTTGAGCGTTAGGTGTAATCTGCGAATGGCGGTTTCTTTTTTCTCTTGTGTCATTGTGCTTGTCGGATAAAAAGTTCTTGTCTGATTCTAATTAAAGTTCTATTGATGTAATCCTTTTCCGATGGTGTTTTACCAACCATGCCCAGGTACTTGTGGCGAAGCAGCCGCAGCTCGTCATTGGTTAGGCTCATCATTTCTTTTCGCTTCATACTTTGTCAATTTTAGTAGTTCGTTTTTAACGTGCATGTAGTAAGCCTTCACGCTGTAGTATTCGCCCGTGCCTTCAAAGTCTTGCATAATCTCATCAGGTGCGTTGCTGATTGCCTCATCGACACAATAGAGCGCAGCGTTAACTGCTTTGATATGCACCAGTGCAAGTTCCCCTAACTGCTCACCGCCTTCGACTATATCAAAATAGTTGGAGTACAGTTGCCATGCCTTTTCCTTTGCTTTCATTGTTTAGCTTATTGATTAATTCGATTACTTGTTCCTTGTTGTAGTAGTGCTGCGTTGCATTGCGCACATGGTCTTTGAGTTGGTCAGTGGTCATGCATCCAAAGTATTAAGGTATTCACGCCACATAGGTACACGCTCCTGAAGCTTTGCGATTGCTGCCTCATCAAACTCCACTACCTTTTCGTGTATGCGCTCCTGCACTGGTATGTCGTAAACCCATTCGGTGCGGTGACTTTCTAAATCTGCATCCGGGTAATCGCGCATGAACTGCTCCATGTCGTAAATCATATTGCGCTCAATGCTCTGCGCCTTCTTGATAAAGGTAGGGTCACCTTGTGGATCAATAAGATTGAGCCTGCGTGCAAGGCGGTACTTCTCATCGTTAATCATCTCGATGGGTGCATTGACAAGCACGAAGCAGAAGGTTGCAGTTGGTGCGCCCGTGAGCCACATATACGCCTGCCCTTGCCAATAGTAGTCTTTGCTCAAGTCATCCTGCTTTGCATCCATAAAGGTGTGGATGCTCCATGAAGATTTGATGTCGGGTACGTTCAAGCACTTGTCATTGTCATCGATAATGAGCAGGTCGGGCGTGCCTTTGATAAATTGATTTTGAAACATCTGCTCGTTCTTGAACACGATTTGCTTTCGCTCCCTGCGCCACATGTCGATGGCATCATTCTCAACTGCCAAACCTTTTTCAATGTACTTGTTACTGATTTCTTTGTAGCGTTTGTAACGCTGCTGCACATAGACTTCCAGTAGTGCGCTCTTTGTGGTTTCGCTAAGACCTGTTTTAGTCCTCGCATCAGTCATCAACTTACCAAGTTGTGACGCTCTAAATAATACGTTTTCCATTTGTTGTTGTTATTGATTGTCAAATATACAATTATTCAATTCCGTATGAAGCAAACTTAGTTCTAAGTTCTTCACTTACGGCTGCAAGAATTTCGGAACTGCAAGCTTTCATAATTTTATTGAGCGTATTCGCATCAGGTGCAACCTCAATAAGGTCACGCACGTACGCTACATCCTGCTCATGCCCACGACCGAGCGCACCCTTCAACTTAAATGGCTTGTAACTATCCTTATTCTTGCGGTTCAAGTCACGACCGAACACCTTGCCAAGTGACAATGCAGCGTTTTTAAGGCACTCAGTTTTCAGTTTACCAAACGCCAAGTCCATAGCGTTAGCTTTTTTGTTATCGGGGTTTAATGCCCATCTATTGCGATCGCTGCCGAACACGTTATCGGGTACTTTGTCTACCATGATGATAACCGATGCGGCACCGGTGCGCTTTAATTCGTAGCCGCTAATGGGGTGAATGACTACAAGCTCAAGTGATGCCTGCACTTCGTTGGCAAGTACCGCCCATTTAAAGTTCTCAGTTCTCCAGTGTCCGAAGAACAACTCGTCTAAGGTAGTTTCAACGTGGCTAATGACTAAGGTCTGCGCCTTCTTGTCGGGTGTAGATTCAACTCCGAGCGGGTCTGGTTCTGCATTGAGCATCTGCTGAAACTTCTGCAATGCTTCAAGATTGTCTTTGTGAAAATTCATGTTATTGATTATTGATTGGTTTGCTTAGTGATTCATTAGGCAGTCGTTCAGTTCTTGGCAGTAGCTTAGAACTGCGAAGATGATAATTGCGCCAATGATGTAACGGAGAATGGTAGATGCTTTTTTCATGTGATAAGATTTATTGTTATTGATAGGGCGAAGATAGTGCAACTACTTACACTCACCCTGTTAAAAATTGTTAAAATTGCAATCGGTTACAGATTGTAACCACCTCAACTATACCAACACGGGTATAAATGCAAGAAGATTACGCTCGTTTATACCTTCAAGGGTACACTACGCCCACGAATAGCTGCCGTAGTTTGGGAACAACTCAAAGTACATGCGCATCATTATCGCATCTGCATAGTCGGGTGACTTGCCATGCATGCGTGCTATCTCGTCTTTGCCTATCACGGCTAACTTGCCATCTGCTTCGGGTTGCCTTCTGCGTATCATGTCCAGTTCCTGCACTATCACATCGCGGAACTGCGACACTTTGAAAATTACTTTGTTCTGCTCAATCAATTCTGCTAACTTGAAATAGCACTCAGCCTTTTGGTTGGTGAACTTATCCGATTGCTTGGCTCTGCCGCCATTAAGGAAGCCGCGACACTTCAAGCTATCAACCACGCCACCACCAACACCATCTTCATCGCAGATCACATTGCTTAATTTGACCGCATGCCTGTCGCATAGTTGGCGTATGGTAGCGACAACAGTTGTAATTGGTTGCTTGCGCAGCTCGTGTATCTCCATTAGCTGCAAACCATGCCACACGCAGATGACGCTCCTATCTTTTCCAAGTCGCGCGATGTCGGCACTGATGTACTTTTCACCTTTAGCATCCTCTTCCCGGAAGCAACGCACAAGGTCATCGTATTGGTACAGGTTGTCTACGCTCTCGTCATATTCCCAGTCACCATAGAGCAGCCTTCGCCTATCTATTTCAGGCAACCGTTCAAGTGTTTCGATGTAGCTTTCAGGAAGGTGTGGGTTGTCGGTCGGCAGCGATGGGATGAACGCAAGGTGCTGCGCTAAGTTATCTGCTTTGAATGGTGCGTAAAACTCATTGTAAAGCCATCCTTTGGACGGATTGCAGGTAAGTAGCATCTTCGGTTGTAAATCAAATTCGCGTAGCTTAAAACGGATGCGCGATTGCAATATGTCAATTGCCCTCTTTGATACCTGCGCAGCTTCATCCACGTACGCATCGGTCAACTCCAGACCACCGAGTGCGTGAAATTCAGGGTCACTTGGGTAAGCAAATAAATCCTTCAGAATTATCTCGCTTCCATTGCTGAATGTGATAACGTGCGTTTGGTTGTTGATGGTGTAGTGTTCGTTGGGTGCAAGACCAAACATCTGCGCTACCTCAAAAAAAGTCTTTAGCGTGGTCTTCTTTAACGTATCCAACTTACTCCGACCTATCAGACCTCGCGTGCCTGGATACTTGAACCTGCGGCTTATTTGCCACGCACAACCAATAAATGATTTTGATCCACCTGCTGCACCACCGAAAAGCACCACACGTGCCGGGTGTGAATTACCCAACACACGCAGTGCTTCATTTTGTTTCGGTAGGTATTCTATCATAATTTTTTAGTAGTCACAACAGGAGTCGAACCTGTGGGCAAATGGGTACAATGTCGGTTCCATACAAACCACCCATCCACTCTATGTATGCTCAGCATTAAGCCACTCTGCCATATGACTAATAATCATTAGAACGGCAAATCACCTGTGCCTTGTGAATCGTCTTCTTGTTGGCGTTGTTGCATTGGTTCACTCATCTTGCCCGAAAAGAACTTACCGCTCTTGCCTTCCTTAACCCATGCAGCCAGTCGCATCTTCTTGCCATTAACCATGATTTCACCTGTGTACTGCGGCCCGTTGTTAGCCACGTTGTTGTTCTTAAATAGGGTGAACTGACCCTCTTGCATTTGATAGTTACTCATTGTATTAATTGTTAATTATTGCGATGTCATCGGACATTAGTGCGATTGTTTTATGTCCGTTCAAATCCGTTGTTTCAATTATTTCAAACTGTTCAAGGTGGATGCTGTGGATGTCGATGAAGCCAATGTAGATTTCCATCTCATCAGGATAATCAGCCAACCTATCAAACAATTCGCCTATGGTCATAACCTGTATTCATCTTTGTCCGTTAGTAAAAGTAACTCCTCAAAGATAAGACGCATTGCCATATTATCACTCATTGCAGGACGCATGCTGCGTTTAGCTGTTAACACAAACAACTTGCGTAGTAATTCGGTTTCGCGCTGCTTGTCGTACTGCATGTTAGTATTCATTTTGCTTGTTAATCTCTTCCATGTAACGCTCTTTGCGGTACTCGTTGAACTGGTAAGGTGTGTTCTTGTAAACCCTAAAGCGCATGTCGTTATTCCATTGCGGCAGCGCATCGTATTCCTTCATTAACAATTGCTCAAATGCAGTTGGTGCAATGCGCTTCACTTCCCGTGCCGGTGCTTCTTCAATCTTCAACTTGTCCGCTGTCTGCTGAATAGCCTCAAGCACCTGGGGATGTTGGAACATTTCGTAGATGTTGTTGGCTTGCTTTTCGTTTTCGTTAATGGTATCACACACTACTTGCCTTTCTTGGTCGTAAAGTGGAAACCATGCAAGCACCGTAGCCGGGTCGATGCGGTT